TGACAGAACCTCGACGACCTGTGCCTCGAGGTGCCGGGCTGCGACGTAGAGCGATTCCGCAATCACCTGAGGGATGTTCAGACGACAAAGGCGCACCTCGGCCTGACGAAAGCCAGAAGCGAGCCTCATATCTGATCCTTCCACCGCATGGTGTGCCAGTCAAAAACATGCCCAGCGAGCGTGCCTAGGGCGACAATATAGGCCAGCCGCTCATCGTCAGGCAGGCTAAACGCAACATCGAAGGGCACCCCGTTCCTGACCAAGAACAGACAGTCGATCAGATCGGGGTGCCTGCTTAGTTTCCCGCGCTGGCCGCCTGGTCTATAGGTTGCCCGCCTGCCTCCGGACGTAATGCAGCAGCAATTGCTGCAATCCCGCTATCGCCAAGCCGTCCGACAATTGCCTCGATTTGGTGTTCCGTCGTCGGCTGTGGAACCGGGATGTCATCAATCGCGACGACCGAAGACGCGAGTAGCGCCATCCCCAGCCACGGCTCGTTTTGCGCCAAAACCGGGCCCGCCGCCTTGAATAGCCGCAGCTTGTCCAACGCATTAAGTCGACGCAACGTTATCTTTTTTCCGTCGGCCGTGGTTGCAATCTGCTCTGCTGCTGCGGCAGCGATAAGTGCTGATGCCGGGCCCATTCTTAGATCCGCATGCGACGCGACGCGAAGAAGTCGAGCTTCTGCTTGACGCTAGCATCGCCCTTCCATTGCCCCGCGCTGGAGAGCCGGAAAGAGACGCTGTCGTACTGGAATGTCGAGACCGAACCGTCAGGCTCGGTAATGTACTGATACATCGTACCCAGGGTCGGCTGGCTACCGGTGTAATAGGCCTGTTCCGCTGCGTATATGAAGTCGTCGGCAGCGGAATTACCTCGCTCAATATCGAAGTTGCCTTCCCAGCCTTTCGGAAGTTCTGCGCCCATCTGCTTGCCGTCAAGCCGATCCACACGGACAGCCTGAGTGAGCTGGCGCGCCTCAAATCCCGTGACGTGCGACAAGTCAACTCGCCCGTTCGGCCCTATCACGACCAGCTGGGTGTCCCGCCCGACGGAGAAATTATTCAATGCCATTGCGCGATCTCCTTACGACGCCTGCCCGCTTGGCAGGGTCTGGACCGAGACCTGCACGGTCTGGCCACCTTCGATGTTGACGATGAACTTCTCGTTGATCGCCTGGTATTGCACTTGGGCGTCCGACTGGACGTAGCCCAGGCTGGTTCGAGACAGCGGATTGTTCGATGTATCGCAGATGACGCTGAAAGGTAGGCTACCATCGGTGCTACCCAGCAAGCCCTGGCTGAGCATATTCTGTAGAAAGCTGAGCTGCGTCGACCGGATCTGCTGGAACAAATTGGCGTTGATGACCATGCCCACGAACTGGCCCATGCCCGCCGCCAGAGTTGCCGCTATATAGTTGGTTAGACGGGTATAGTTGTCGCCATCGATCGCGGCATTGGACGATGAGTTGTGGCCCCCTCGGACGCCCCAATAGCTTCCGCCGGGCTGCGGATTCGCAATGACGTCGATCCCTGCACTGAGCAGGGCCGAAAGGTCGGCCGAGGAATAGCTGGTGCTCTGGCCGGAACCCGGCAGACCCGACTTTTGGCTACCAATGACGCCGTAGAGCTGCTTATTGAGGCTGGACTGCTCGGGAGAAAGGTTTGCCAGTCGGCCAGCCGTGAAACCCTGCGGTGATACCAAGCGAATCGTCGCATTGACTTGATCGGACCACCACAGCCAGTCGCCGAACATGAGCTTGGTTGCATAGGAGTCGAGCCCGACCTCCTGCTTCATCGCGATCGCGTTGGTGATCGTGTCGCCGGCCGGGCCGGTCAGAATCATGTACACCCCTTCCTGCAGGCCGAATGCAGCCTGCGTCGTGTACTGAGTCGGGTTGTCCGAATCGGCCAGCACGCCTATGCTGCAGCCCTGCCCTCGCAAGGCATACATGCCCTGTCGCGGAAGAATGTCGGAGCCGACCAGCGTCGCCGCTGTTATCGTGGTTGCTCCGTCAGTGCCTGCATTCCCAGCACCCAGGCTCAAAGAGAAGGCAGCTGGCGCCACCGCTGTGCCGTTCGCACTGGCTACGACCAACTGCGACGGGCCGCGTAGCAGGCCCTGGCCTTCGTTGACTGCTCCGGCAAGCGCCGTCCAGAAACCTGCGCCAGTTCCAGCGATGTTATCGTAAACCTCCGGCGCCAATCCAGGAAGCGCGACCGTCAGGCGCCACGTGCCGGCTTGCGAACCGGCACTCATAGTCAGCACGATCTCGTTGCCCAGGGAACCGGTATAAAGAGCGGTAAAAGTAAAGGTCGTGTTGGTCACCGCCACTTGGGCCGCTGTATCTGTGCCGTCCGTGACCCTGACGCACCGGAAATTCTGCGCACCCTGCTGTATAGCCGTCGCGACTTGAGTGCCCATATCGTATTTTCGAGCAATGATCGGACCAAACGTCTGTGCATAGTCCGACATTGTGGCGACGATAACCGGTTGGCCAAGTGGCCCCCAAGAGGCCGTCCCCACCACGCCGATGATGTCGGTCGGAACCCCATTGAGGACAAGGTTCTGGGGTGGCACGATCTGCACATACAGATCAGGCACTACAAGCGCCGTAGTGTTGATGCTTCCCTGCTGCACGATGGGCATAGCTCAACTCTCCTTCTGCAACAAAGCCGCGACGCGTACGACATGGGTCGCCTGCTCGCTGCGCAAGATCTGAGCGACCCGTGTGTCATCGGTGACGACATCACCTCTGGAGAAGCCGCTGAACGGCTTGACCACGACCAGATTCAAATTCATGCTGTCTCCAGTTATCCGATGAAGTTTGCTGAGTTCAGATCGAGGCTGCCAAACAGCATCGACGCCTGCGGCGCAGTGATCGTCGTCGCGTACTCCACCGAGTAAACAAGATCTCGACGGTAGAGGTTGGCATCTTCGGATTGGTCCAGAACTGTGCTGCCGGAAAAAATCAACCGTGCCGCAGTGCCATCGGGCAACGTGATGAACGACATCGCCGCTAGCGACGTGTCGATGGCGATTGCGGCGGTATCCCTCAATGTCGGCGTAGGACACCAGCAGGTTATCCGGAAGCTTTGAACCTGGCGGCGTATCTCCATGAGGCCAGACGCGTCAGCGACTACCCTCGCTTTAACATCACCCGCTCCCTGGAATGTGAGTGTCGCCTGCGATAAGGTGACGATCCCGTCGGCTCGCGCCAACGCAGCGATATTGGCCGCCACAGACGCCGGCGTGTCGGTCGCAATCGTCCGATATGCGTAACTCTGACTATCGACCCGAACTCCAGCCACCTGCCCGATCGACGCACTACCGCCGAATGTCACAACCGGTCCGGTAACCGTTACCGTGAGAGCCGGCACGACGGGCGCCGTGACCCACGTTTCAGGATACCGTGTCGTATTACGCACTGCAGGACTGGCCGGAAACACCGTCACGTTGACGTAACCGGCAGCCAAGTCGGCATTCAGGGCAGCAGCCTTCGGCCATCCTCGATAGATCCGGCATACCGGGCCGGGAAGGCTGCTCGAATTGGTGCCGTTTGGATAAAGTGCTGCCGACGCCAGCGCCACCAGTTCGTTTTCTACGTCAGACTGGTCTGCCATCAGGTGCTCGACTGTCGGACGGTGATTCGCCAGCCAAGCGACGTCAACTCAGCGGCGACGACAACGGCACCACGCCCAAGATCGTCGTGCATCAAATCGCCCGGTAGCAGCACGACGTCACCGAATGCGGGCATCAGAACGGTCCAGTAGGGTACGGACTCATCGGCGGGCAGATCAGCGGCCGGAACGCCTGCTCCCCCTACACCGAGGATACTGACTGGCCAGTCAGTCAAGAGCGATGTGTTGGTTGTCGCAGTAATGCCACCATAGACATTGACGCCGACAGCGGCGGGCGCCTGGCTCCGCGAAAACGAGGCCGTACGATCCGCCTTTATGCAAAGCACCGGTAGGAGATCCTGCTGTGCAGCAATGAACCAGACACCTTCCTTTTGTACGAGGTAGTCTCCCACCTTGGTGTAGGCGGCATCAAAAACCCCGTGCCAGACCGCTATGCCGTAACCATTGGGGCGCCGAAAGTGGTTGTCCGGTCCGGTAAAGGCCGCATGGAACCGTAGGAAGCGATTGCAGGCGGCAAGTGGATCGGCCTTGCCCGAGGGCCGATAGGCATCGGTTACCTCGCCCAGCTTCCGGGCGGCGACATTGAGGCCCCAACGGATTCGGTCCTGAATATGTGCGATAGACATTCAGACAACAATCGTAATGCCTGATGACGTAAGGCCTGGTCCAGGGGGCAATCCAAAGAATGCGCATAGCCGCCGGCGCCAATCGTCAAAAAGCGCTGTCCGCTGCGCCACCTCATCGCGATTGTGGGTCCACACTGCCGCCTCGTCCGTATCAAGATTTTGAGCCGCCAGCGGTACGGCAGTCTCCAGGACGTTAAGGTTTGCCAAATAACGCCTGACGACGGCCTCCTCCTCCGGCGATAGGTTGTTCATTCGGAATTCGAGGAGACCGTACACCTGATAGAACCGCCAGTTTTCGAAACCAGCAGGCGCTCCCCCATAGGCTGGATAGCCGCAGAACCGCCGGATGTCGGTTTTCTCGCAATCAAGGAAGGCCATTAGAGATACGATCCATCCCCGCGGGTGAGAAGCACTGTACCACTGCCCGACGCCAGTACCACCGCCGCATAGCCAATGAGCGAATTGACGCCGAGCATCGCGCGTGAGTTCGGAAGCACCGGCATATCGGCGGCAGTGGCGGTCACCGATGGATCAGCTCCAAAACGGATG